ACCAACTGAGCTATATCCCAAAACTGTACGCACACTATACTACGATATAGTGCATTAGTCAACAATTGATTCGTAGATATCTTCTACTTCTTCAGCCTCAGCTTTAAACTCGCTAAGGTTTTGCTTATGATAGACATTAGCTACCTTACGCATATATTTCTTTGGAAGATCAAACTCCTCTTCCAGGTTAGCAAGAATCTGTTTCAACAGATCACGTTCTGCTTCGATACGAGTCATCGAATTTGAGAACTCTTGCAACGCATTAAGAACCTTACGCTTATCATCTGGTGCAGATGGGATAGTAACATTACTCATCAGCTGTCTCCTCTTCTGCGGCCTCTTCAGGCTTAGGTGAGTTAGCTTCGACAAACGCAGCAATCTTACCACGAAGTGCACCAACACTCTCTAGTTCAGGACCTTTAAACGCTCCACGCTCTGAGCAGGCATCAATAATACGTACTACACCAGCCAGATCACCTACACCAAGCGATACTGTTGGTTGTTCATTCACTTGTTCTTCACTCATATTATACTCCAAAGGTTGAGGATTTTTCAACAGCTACCCAGTACTGAAGACTGTATTCGCTATGCTTGAAATTAGAAATAAACTTACTTGAAATGTCCACCTGATAGTTACCAGGGATCAGTTTCAGGTTGTTGATGTTAAACATGATCTCAAAGTCCTCAGCTACTCGAGTTACATTATCAAGCTCAAGTTGATAGCTGTTAGAAGTTGGATCCTTGATATCAGCTACACTAATCGTAACACCATCAGCTGTCCCTTTCAGTACAACATCCGTCACACTAAGTGTTGATGCTGCCCGTCGAAGAGAAGCCATCTGACTATCAGTGATATCGAAAGACACTTCAATAGAAGGCATCGTAATATCCTTCTGAGGAGTAGTTAGGATAGTCGGATCAGAGAAGTGATAGTTCACACTCTGCTTCTGACGTCCATCTGCTACACGCACCTTCTTAGTATCCTGAAACTGTAGTACAGGCTCTTCAAACAGACTCACAACATTGAGGAATTCGTTAAGGTCGTAGATACCAAACTCTACTGGAATGTCCTCTCTAATATCAGCCTGGGCTAGAATGTTCTTAGCCTCACTGATCGTCTTAACAGTATTACCAACACGCATTACAATATTAGGATTGATAGATGCGAAGTTCTTGAGAATACCTACTGTATCCTGAGATAGATTCATAATATAGTCCTTTTCGTTATCCATACTTCTGATCGTGAGATTTGCCCTTGCCATAATCACCATCATACTTATGCAATGATTGAGCTTCGAAGCTCAGGTATTGACCAACCCGAGTCCCTTGCTTGATCCGCATAGGTCCGATAGTAACATGCATCACTCCAGCCATTACACCATTGTAACCAGAATCATACAGACCACTAGTAAGAAACACGCCATTTCGATTAAGCGTGGATCGAGTGATAACAAAGCCAGCTTCACCTTCAGCAACATCGATTTCATTTTCCATAACCACTTCATAATGACCAGGCTCGAGATAGAAGTAGCCATCTTGATTAGGCTGCATCTCTACAGAGCCACGGTGTACCTTTTGTGTCTCATCGATAACAAACTCTTTGCTATCGATCCAAAACAGCTTACCCAATCGAAGGTCAACAGCATTAGGCTGTACATCACCTTCCTGGATACCTGACAGCGTCGAGCCGCCATCACTGCCAATATTAAGCATCGTCATTTAACTTATCCTCATTCTGTAGCTCATTAAGGAGAAAGATACTATAGTGGACGATCTTCATGATGTCCTTAGGATTGTATCCATCCTTCTTGCCGAATCGCTTCATGTACTTGATCATATTACCAAGACACATTTCCTTTGTGATTCCAGCGTCATCCCAATCATCAACTACATCTCGCCCAGATGCAGAAGCATAATGAGCTGAGTATGTAGAATCGATGTACTGCTTAATCCCAGCTAGGATCTTATCTTCATTACGTTTATATTCAATCACCATTCATCACCATTTGTCAGTCTGTCAATGTAGTCGATATTATACATGGTTGTGTTAAGAATGTCAACAGGTAAATCCTCATTATAATCAAAATCCACCTCTTCTTCATACTTACCATTAACCATACCAGTTGGCGAGTTATCGAACCTGATACCATTAAGACCAGCCCATACAGCGGCAGATGAATCCCAGGTTGCAATATAGTTGTGCCATGGCCTCAGAATCTCAATCTCATTAGGTCCATCTACCATACCAAGGCAATGAAACACATTTTTATGTGTAGAAGGATTGAGCATGTCTCGACGAGACATTTCGGTTAGGATAGCATAACGTGACATATAACGCTGGAGCTTGTTATCCCTCTCAACACCATATGCATTAGGACATCCAAGGATAGAAAGACCAATACGATCAACTAGACCTGGATTATACAGAGCCCAACGCATGGTATCCATATAGTCCTCGAGATCACCAATCACTGATTGTGGTACAAAGAATGTTTGGAAACCAGCCTCATGATACTTCGATGCNGTCTGCTCAGCAGCCTTGATCGTCTTAGCACCTGGCTCGTTAGGATAGTCTGACATCACAATCATGTNAGCTTTACATGATGCACCCATCTCGAGAAGTTTCTCGGTAGGATACATATCACGNCCCTGCTTATACATCTCAAAAGCAGAGTTGTCCATNATCTTCTCTTTNCCATCCTTTAGGTTGGCATAGAAGTCTCGGTACTCAGGATCCTGCTCAACCAAATGAGCTAGGATCAAATGAGCACCGTTAGTTCGGGTGAATGCTTGAAGATAAGCAGTCGGGGAGATATGACAAAAATTCACACTCATAATATAAACCTCACAATGTTATAAAAAGGACTATTAGTCCATGTATTCAGAAACAGCCTTATCAAAATGATGACTGTTGTGCTTACCATACTCTTTATGGAAGTCCTTCTTCATACGATCATGTGTATGATCAGTATTTTCCAGACGATGGAATACCCACTTACGAGCTTGGTTGTATGTTACTTTCTTGCCAGGAGCCGCAGCTGCCTCGCGTACTTCTTTGAATGATTTCATTGTCGACTCCATTGTAGATCTCATACTATTTATACATTAGGGAAGTGCAAACGACAACCGTTTTCACCATCCTCAGAAACTTCTACAACAACATCACGATCCGGATATGTGTCCATGATGTATTCAGCCAACTCNCGAGCCATCATCTCACAGCTCTTATAATCTAGCTCCATTGTACCGCTAGTNTACAGAGCTTCCAGCTCACGCTTGAACAAGATGAACTCNACATCCCGATCATCATGCATTACTTCCAGCTCAATGCGGAAGTGAAACATATGACGATGAGGGTGACCTAAGAAGCTCACCTCAGCTAGTTTAGGATCAGTCAGTGCAGCAGGATACTTATGGATACCCTCCTTCTGAAATGTGACCCAAATAAAATCTTTACTCTTTCGTGCTTCTCGCTTCATCTTGCTATCCTCTTCTCTCATTCTACGCAACATATAATCATAATAACGCTCAGTCATTGAAGAACTGTTCCCTTCTTTCATACAAACGTCTCATGGCTGTACCAGCCTCTTCACGAGTCATGTACCGAAGTTCAGTGATTCCCGTGTTGTTTGAGTATTTCTTATTATCCCCTACTTTTAGGATTTGTTCAACCCATACTTTGTATTTACTTCGAGGATATTGGATATTTAACCACATTTCTTCTTCTTCGATTGCACGTGCATCGCTCTTGAAGTACCATGAGAACTTAGGTGTGATCTTCCAATCATCGTAGTTCTTAGCATATCCATCATCAACAGCAGGATCGAAACGATCCATTACATTGTAGTGATGTGTATGACCAAACTTTAGAAACACGTATCCTTCAGGGGTTGGATAGTGTTTGTTTTCAAATTCGCAACAATAAAACTTGCGACCCATAATATAACTCCACTTATTTCTTTGGTTTCAAATCAGCTGGATCCGGAAACGAACCCCATGCTGGCTTGGTAATCTCATCTGGTAGGTTCTCAGGACCTCCAGATTCAATCCAAGATTTCTGCATAATATAACAATCCATTCCATCAATAACAACTACTCTTGACGAACCGAATGCTTGATCATAGACGCCATCGGATAACCAACGGCGTCTATATTTTTCAGGCATGAAACGCTTGACGCGCTGATGCTCAAAGTCCTCTTCACCTAATACATCACGAAGGTTCATAATATATTTCTCAATTAACGATTAATGTTAGACATAACTTCTTTACGAAGATCGCTATTGTGTTCACCGAACTGACCAAGGCAGCAAGCAGTGACAGTGGATGACTGAGTGTCCTTGATACCACGTTGAGATACACAAGTGTGTCCAGCTTCAACGACGACCATTACATCCTGCGAGTCTGTAATGAATGCAATTGCATGAGCAATCTGCTGTGTAAGACGTTCTTGAACTTGTGGACGCTGAGCAAAGTATTGAGTAATACGATTCAGCTTAGACAAACCAAGTACCTTCTTACCAGGGATGTATGCGATATGTGCATGACCGATGATAGGACGTAGGTGGTGTTCACAATCACTATACAGAGTGATATCTTTTTCCAATACGAACTCATCACCATGGCAGAACTTATTCTCTACCGTAGTACACTTAGGGAAAGTGTCGTAACGAAGACCACTAAAGATCTCATCAACATACATCTTAGCTACACGTAGAGGTGTCTCTTCCAATGAGTCATCTGTGAGATCAAGACCAAGCACCTCAAGCATATCAGCTGTGAGTGAAGTAATCTTAGAAATCTTCTCATCACGATCTGCTTTGACAGCAGCAGTGATAGGAGTGTTGATACCAAGTGTGTCAAGGTGTTTGTTGACAGCACGACCGAGTTCAGGATTATTTTTAGACATTTGCAATTCCTTCAGGTTGAGTTTAACGTGAGTGGAAGGAAGGAGGACTCACAGCACCCGCCAGCGAAAAACCATATTGCATGGTGCAACCACTGGAACACTTCGTTGCTTTAGACATCTATTTATACTTCTTCAATACACTAGTTGGCGATTGCCATGCCCACGTATCTTTTTGTTGTAATCCTAGATTAGCAAAGGAAGCCTTCTTTCCTTCTTTGAGAGCCACCTTCTGATCGATCTCAATGAAAGCAGAATTCTTTTCGTGTTCACGACATTCAACTCGTGTGATACAAGCTCGGCCATCTGTAATCTTATAGATGAATGGATTGACCTGTTCCCATACAAAGATAGAGGACATCTCCATTGATACACCATAAGGCATTACACGAAGGTCTACAATACCAGCATCGCGAGCTGCCAATGCTGCCTCCATACGAGGATCATCAGCACCAATCAATGCTGTGTGATCATAGTAGTATTCAAGCCAAGCCTTCACTGGACGTAGGTCACCAAACCCAACAATCCAGCCATGCTCGTCAGCTTCACCCGAGAACTCAAAGTGAACTGAACGATCGTAACCATGCCACTTAGAGCATGGACCTGTACAAGTCTCACCTGTCTCATCAGTGTCGAACCACTGCATATGAGCAACAGGTAGATTGTAATAGGATTTTGTACTTCGTAGAATCATAATTAGTCCTTTTCCCATGGAAATACGATCCATCGTGGATCATCAATTCGTAATGAACATGCATCAGTCTCAAACGTACTACCTACCTTCTCAACTAGAGATACAAACTTCATGTGAGGTCGTGTATCAAAGTTAGAATTGTAGGTGTATTCCTCAATAATCTGATTCATAGTCAGACCACTATCGTTGATATCGTCGACAAAGACAACAGTTCTTTGATCATTAAGTTCCTCTTCAATAATCCCAGAGAATGTCCGCNTTCCAGAATCACGAGTAGACCAGTGCATACATTCCATCGGAACATCAAGAGCNTGTGATAGATGAAGAGCAGGAAGGAGTCCACCTCGAGCGATACCAACAATTAGATCTGGTTTGATCTTTGATACCTCATACTCTAGGTTCTTGCACATTGATAGGACATCATCATATCC